CCCCCATCTAAACAAATCTGGTTTTCAAACTCAGTGCCAGTGTTAACTAAGTCAATAATACCATCACCAAATTGTTGTACACCCTCACTATCAGTATACTCTTCATCATCATCTTCAAACTTTCTATTAAGTATTAAACTTAATGGTGTAGTGAATGCAACAATGTCTTCACCTGGTGCTTCTAGTAAGATGTGAGGTTCTACACCTGTGCCTGATGCTCCAGCAGTACCAGCTACAAATGCTATAATCTTAGACTTCTCATTGGATCTACCACCATCAATGAATGCCAATTCATCAACTTCAAAGGTTAAATATAGTGCCCTTTGAGTGACATCCCAGTCATATACAATAGCAACTCGGTTATTAGATGATTCAATAACCCTTCTAACCTTGTCAGTTACTTGGAAACTATATGCAGATAGTCCTGTATTAGGATCATCTTGTAAGTTATCTAAGATAACCTTCTGGTCAAATCGGAAGTTAACACCCCTGTCACAACCAGTAAATGCATCATAATCATCACCATTAGACCTAGCTTGCTTGCCAGTATATCTTATGATCTCTCTACCGAGAAGAATCTTACCAGAACCTGCATATGGATCAGTAGTCTGGACATATATTGTACCTGTACTTGAACTGACATTGGTAGTTATTCCAGTCAGGTCATATACAGTGGAGTTAAGAGACTGTCTATTTCTTGCCTCTCTAATCAGGTTAGTATCTCTAGTAAAGATAACTTCTGGAGGGGTAGTATATCCTCCACCACCTGTCAATAGGTTTATTTCGGTAATCTTACCAAGGTTAATACCTGCCTCAGCAGTAGCACCTGATCCACCACCCTTAATAAGTTGTATCAATGGTGGCTCTTCAAAGAATTCACCTTGATTAGTTAATGTAATAGCAGAAACTTCACCAAACTGATTAACATTAGCAACACCTGTAGCACCTTGTCCACCACCACCGCTAATGATAATATTTACATCTTCCTCTGTGTAGTTACGACCTGCTTGCTGAATAGCAAGACCAGTAATCAATCCTGTCACTGGTACCAATTCAGATCCTGACCCACCACCTCCGAGTATTTGAGCACTAGCATCAAAATAACCATCACCAGGGACAGTCATTTGAATAAAGTCTAACTCACCACTCTCCTTAAGGAAGATATTACCTCTTGCAGATCCATCACTACTTTCATCATCTATCTGAAGACGTAATGGGTCATATCCTTCACCTGGATCTAAAATTTCTACAGCAGTCAATTCACCTAAGTCACCTTCTATGACTGCTCTTAATACTGCATCTCTTATAGGAGTACCGCAATTCTCAACTCTCAATCTTGGCGGGTCGTTAGGATCATATCCACTACCCTTCTCAAGTACATAAACATCCCTGACCCCAAAGATACTATTAAATATCGGGGTTATCTGAGCACCGCTACCTGGGACTGTTCTTACCATACTAGACTACCGTTAAGTTTCCTACCATTGCTGGATGTAATGTGCACTGGTAAACATAAGTTGTACCAGCAGCAAGTGATTGAGGCACTGTCCAATATTGGACTCCCTGATCAGATCCACTAACACCATCTGTGACTGCTGTACCACCAGAAGTCTGTCTTAAAGCAAGAGGGTGTGCAGATCCAGTTACATTATTTAATCTGTATGTAAATCCTCTATAAACAAATACAGTTGGGTTGTCAGTAGAGGCATTAACTCCACCACCTGCAAGTCTATATGCACCGTTACCATTAGCAGTGAAATTAATTCCAACAGCAGCAGACTCAACTGGCTCCCATGCAGTACCATTAAAGATGATATTGTCATTCTCAGCAGGAGTACTGCTAAGATATAAATCTGCATTTACTGTTAATGTATTTGCAGTTGCAACAGTGGTTACACCCTGGCCACCTGCCACGTTAAGAGTGGAAGTTGATAGGGCAGCAGTTGTAGTACCACTATCTCCAGTGACTGTTCTAAAGACTTCCTGAACTACATTAGGTGAGTCGTTTGTAATCGTGAGATTATCTCCACTGATAGCAGTACTAACACCAGTCCCACCAACGAAGTTAATAGTAGCAGTTGCACTACCTGCGGTTTTGTTTCCTGAGTCACTGCCTATTACAGAGTATAAGTTTTGATCTGGAGCACCTAATGCTCCTGTCATGTTTATTGTGAGGGTGTCTCCTGCGATTGCAGTCGAGATATTAGTGCCTCCCGCAACTGTAAGAACATCAGTAGGAGCACTAGCAGTAGTACTGCCAGTGTCAGCAGTGATTCCTTCAAATAAATTTTGAGTGGTTCCACCGCCACCACCACCTGATGAATCATCGTTTGCAGGTTCCCATGCAGAGTTGCCAGCATTCCATTTAATAACTTGTCCATCACTAGGTCCGCCTCCAACGGTCATATCTACGTCGCCAAGATCACCAAGACTATGATCTTCGCCTATAATCTTCTTCCAACCACCACTGGTTGCAACTCTTGCTGTGTTATCAGCAATTACAAGAGCAAACATACCATCATGTGTACCAGAATTTGGTAAATCACCAGTAGTAGCAAAAGAATTAGTATACTTTAACTTACCATCAGCACCGTCAATGTATGTTAAAGCGGATCCTGTGCCACCAGCCCAGAGTTTAATATCTCCTGTGCCATTTGGTTGGACAGTTATGTCACCATCAGATGATGATATAATTTTATTACCATTGACATCTATATCTCCAGTAAACTTACTGAAATCTCCCTCAGCAAACTGAGCACCATTCCATTTTAGAATTTGATCAGCAGCAGGAGTGCCAACATTGATTTGTAAGTTGGTATCGTTTCCGAGATTGGTATACAATTCATCAATGACGCTATTCAATTTAATAGCACCATCTCTTAGACTGTCACCAGTCCCATCGTTTGCCGACGATCCAATTGCTAGGGTTTGCTTTGCCATGATAGTAGTCGTTACAGTGTTATTTAGGTGCCATCGTAAGTTTGTAATGTAGAGTCCATAGTAGATGAGGTACTATCGAATCTATTATCGGTGCTACCACCACTTCCTGTGCCAGTAACTGTTAGTGTTACTGCATTAGAATCTAGTGGTGAGTTAGATGCTGCTGCTGGTGCCCCTATAGGACCAGCGATCCTACAACGATACTTGTATCCAGTCATATATGACAGGGCAGTGACTGAATACGTGTTAGTTGTTGCTCCAGTTATAGCAGCGAATGCAAATCCACCATCTGTAGATCTATACCACTGGAATGCCACTGGTCCGTCCTCTGGACTGACAAGTTTAGTAACTGTAAATGTAGCAGTTTCACCAGCATTGACAGTAGCATTTTGTGGTTGTAGTGAGAATGACAAGACAGGTAAAGGACCATCTCCAGCACCGCCTCCATCGCCTCCAGAAGCAGGTGTTTCACTAGTGAAGGTAGTATCAATAGTTTCTCTAGTCTTTAATCCAATAATAAAAGGAAACTTAGTAATATCTGTGTTAGTTTCATCTACTGTTAGGAAATATGCATAGGTACCATCCTGATATTCAGGTGTAATAGCAAATCTTCCATTGTGAATATCTAAATCACCTGTCCCTTCAGCATATTCATAGTCCTCCATGAGAGTACCAGCAGGAGGATTGTCACTTGTATTTCCATAATCAGGTCTTCCTGCAATTTCGGTGTCTCTGACAGCATAAGAAGTCCTCATTGTCCTAGTACCACTCAAATTATCGAATGGTGTGCTATATCCATACGGTCCATAGATGGGGAATCCATCAAATGATATACCAATCATCTTGGAATGACCGTCTGGGTGACGAATATTATTTCCATTATACTGAGTTGCACCATAATAGTCGTTATATGATGCCATAGATGACCCTGATTTCCAACAATCTAGGAAATGTGGGTCATGATAGTGGTAAATTCCAGATTGCTCTGGGTGACCACCACAGTTATCCTCTCCAGAATTGACAAAACTGAGATCACCAGCAGCAACCCAACTAAAACCAGAGGGAGGATTGAGTCCACTACCAGCAGAAGGGTTAAAAATGGCAACTCCATTGCCAGCAATACCAATTTGACCTAAAGGAGTATCAAGTCTTGCATTTCTCTGGTCAAAATACTCCATTGTGCCACTAACAGGAGTAGTTGCTTGATCATCTACAATGAAATCTAGTGTTGTATCTGAAGATAACCAACACTCACCTTCAATAGAAGTGAATGTTGTGCTCTTAAATACGAATTTTTGCTTCAATCCATCACTAAAGTTAACAAATATATGATCATCAACACGTATATCTGCTGCACCACCAGTGAAAAGTGCTAAGTCGTTTGTGGAGATTGTTGCTCTTCTAACAAATCCGTCATGCGTATATCCAGTATTATCAAATGTGCGAGCAATTCCAAATGTTCCTCCACGGTATAAGAAGTCATGATCCCAATCCTTCTCCTGTATAGTGTTAGGGTTATTATCGTTAGGAAACGCACCAGGAATCACAGGAGCAGGGAGGGCATCCGATGCTACTGTGATTATTTTAGTTGCGTTATTGTAGGAAGCTGTTGCTGCCATTGTTTTTACTTTTATTTAGATGTCATCAAAGATCAGATTAGGTGTGAAGTTACTGATTACAGTAGCACCTGTCTGGACGCTTAAGATAGCGGATAGTGAGTAAACTGGAGTTGCACCAGCAGCAGTGATTGCGACTCTGTATTCGTCACCATCGTCTGCCTGTGCTGTAGCATTTGTGTTGTATGTTGCTTGGTTAGCACCAATGATGTTGCTCCAAGTCTGTGTACCATACTCCTTCTTCTGCCACTGATAATTCATTGTTTGACCATTAGTTACCGTAGTAACGACTGTGAATGCAGCAGTATTACCTTGGTTAACAGTTACGTTAACTGGATCCTGTGTGATTGCAATTGTGCCAGGAGTGATTCCACCACCACCACCTTCTTCACCAGATGGTCCTTCGCCTGCGAGCACGTCAAATCCACCGTTAATTGGACCACCTGTAGGTGGTACGAAATCATCTGGGACTACGTTATCGATTGCAACCGTTGGTGCGGTATAACCAACACCACCAGTCTTAACATCAATACGTGTAATACCCATCAATGCTTTAAGTTTTCCATCAAATCCTGAAGAGGAGATAACGTCAACGTTAGGACGGTCATTGTAACCATCACCAGGATTGGTTAGTACTGCGTTAGTAATCTGACCAGAGGTTATTGCTGAAATAGCATCAGCGTTTCTACCCTTAACAGATCCAGTGTATTCAAATGTGATCAGTGAGTTAGAAGACTCAATTAGAGCAACTTCTCTTGCAAATTCTTCACCCTCGATGTCAAGTAAATCGCCAGCTTCAACTGGTGGGACTACTGTTGCTGCAATAACGTCAGCGTCAGATCCAATGTATGAGAAACCAACGAATGTTGATCCCGCACGTGGGACTTCAGCGAATATTATACGTGAACCAACGATCTCATATGCGACTCCAGGTTCCTGAATGATACCGTTAAGTGAAACGATAATATTATTCTCAGGACGGATAGTGTTGGAAGAAACACCCTCAGTCAATGTTAAGGAGTAGAATAGTCCACTACGCTTAAGGTTGAATGAAGATCTCAATGAGTCAAACTCGAAGGAGATATCATCTAACTGACGTAACTTACCAACGTAATATCCAATGAATTCAGATCCAATCTCAGGTGCCTCAGCAAATTGTATTTTGTCAGAGAATGCAACGTAAGAAGCATTACCACCAGGAGGTTGTAGGATACCATTAACGAATGCTAACAAGTGACCAGCAGGATCAGGGAAGTATGCCTGACCATTAGAAATGGTTAGATCAAATATTGTTTGGACTCCATCAAATCCTCTGAAGTAACGATCAACTCTACCCTCTAGTGTGCGAGCAGAAGAAACACCTGCACCCCATCCAAAGTCAGACTTGAGTGACATGTTATCAAGGAATGTACCACTAGCAGACTGTACCCAGATAGTAGCAGTAATACCTGCTTGCTCTATAGCAACCACCTGTGCGTAAGACTGATAATCAACTGCGGTGTATCCACCAACACCAGCATATATTGTTGGGAAGTTTGATCCAATATCAATCTTACCAATATTATTACCAGCTTGTGTTAGGTCTGTTAGAGGAGCACCAACACCAACGGGGTTGATATTAGCAATCCAGAGTTTATGTGATAATGGTGGTACAGCAGTTGCATCTTCTTCTTGATACTTGGTAACAACAGCAGTGAATCCTGGATTCTTCTGGACGGTACCTTGTAAGAGAGAAACAGTATCACCAACGTTGAATGTATCAGAGATACCAGTATCAACAATTGCTAGTCCTAGATCTAACTCTAGAGTCTGGACACCATGTATCCACTGATTAAGTTGAAGTTGTGTACCACTAATACCCTTAATATCTAAGATGTAATCAGTAACACTACCGTAAATAATATCACCTGGGATCCATGCTTCTCCTAGAGTTTCTACATCAATTGCAATTCTACCACCCTCATTATCTGTTAGGGATCCAGACTTACTTGAATAATTATCCATGTATGCTTCAACGGATCCAACCTTACTGAAGAACCAATCGCCTGTAGCGAATGCTCCATTCTTAACATTGATTAAGAATCTATCAGTAGGAGTACCGACTGTATGCTCTGCACCACTATCAACACCTTCAATTACATCACCATTAGCAATGGTACCAGCAACAGTATGAAGTTTCACGAATGATACACCTGACTCACTATCAGGTTTCAACATCTGTAATACAGATCCATTATTACCAACTGCTCCCTGTACTTGTGCTACTTCTCCATTTACAAATTGATCGTATGTTCCTGGAGTTGTCTGTGAAGCAACAGTTGGATAATGAGTAAAGAGTTTGTAAATCTCACCTTCGTTTTGTTGAATAGTACCAATCTCAGCGTTAGCATTAGATGAGGATCCAAAGACAACATCAGCAGGATTAAATCCACCTTGTATTGGGCATTCTGAAGGATCAGATGCGAATGTAGCAGTAGATCTTGTAATACCACTTCTTCTTTCAACTGCCAATATCTGAGATCCAGCGTTGGACTTGTCTATTTGAAGTAATCTAAATCTACCATCATGGATATATGAAGCACCGATTTCAAACCATTGGGCAGTACCAGTTAGGACATAGAAGTGCGGTTGACCAGTAAGTCCTGTCAATGAATTCTCAGATGCAGGAATGTATGTTAATACATCACCACGACGGAAGTTATTAGGACGATTAATTCTAATTCTATACTCAGCACGATCATAACCTACATTAACTTCAGGTGTTAAACTTACTAGATCAGGATCAGTGTTATAGTCAATACCCATCTCATACTTAGTAACACGGTTAGTAGCATCAGTAGATGAAACGAATGTTACTCTTGCCTCAGTTGGGAATTGTGACATCTCTAGAGCATACTCAATTGGGTTGAGTGAAGAGTCAATCATAAACTCAGCAGCTTCTTTATTCCACTCTAATTTCTGTGGTGCTGGTATGAAGTAAACATCATATGGATCCCAACCAGTTTCAGCAAAGTCAAACAATACACTCTTACTATATTCACGTATTCTTGCTAGACAGAATAGGAGATGAGTCCTTGTTACATTCTGGAATGCAATGAAGTTACCTTCACCATCAAACCAGTTTTGTGATAATCTAAATGATCCAGAATTACCAGAGGTTACCAAATCATATCTTACTGCCTTAATAACATCATTAGCGAAATCAATAGTTAAGTTAGTAGTTGGATAATTTGTTTGAGTCTCAGCGAATGCTCTACCAGCAATTGCTTGCTGATTGAAGAGAATCATATTAGCAATTCTCTTATTGTTATTTTCTCCCTTACCAAGTGCATCAGTAAAGAAGTCCATCAATGTATCAATCGCTGATGTTACGTTATAACATGTACCTTCTTGGTAATCAGCATTGCTATTGTATGGGAATGTCTTGGTTATTCCACTAAGAGCATTGCCGTTGCCATTTGCTGCATCACTAATAGTATCAATGAATATATCAGCTAATGTATTAATACCAGCAGCAGTTTCAGCACATGTTATATTCCATGTACCTTGATCATCTTGACCACCATTTGAGAAGTCATAGGTAACATCAACATCTCTAATAACAACATCTGGTGTATACTTGACGGGCCAAACAATTGGCATATCGTATGATCTAAGTGCAACGTTATTAGGATTGCTAATAGCATCCGTTACTAACTGCATTAATGTACCAATCTGAGATTCTACATTAGCACCTTCATTACCTGTATATTGAGTTGAAACTCTACGTGCACGATAGTATGATAGATCTGTCCTGAGTGGATATGCATAAGATAGTACTGACTGGACAGGCATTATCTTACCGTCAGCGTAATCTGTCACACGAGGATATGTGTGGTTAGTAGCATTACTATCTTGACTACATGTGAATGTTAGTCCACCAGTATCAATCGTTACAGCATCATCTGTGCGTAATGCATGACCAGCAACAGTTAACGTTAGTTGACCTGTAGTTGGCTCATAGTATGCATCCGTAGGAGTTAATGTTGTGCCATCGTTGACATTAGTAATACAATTAGATGCAGCACTTACAAAGTTATGCTTATAGTTACCACCCTGTATAATACATCCAGAGTTTGCACTCACGAATGTGTGCTGGAATGTTTTACCAGCAGGTGATACACCTACGTTAATTCTTATCTTACCATTCTGTATTCTAATTCCTTTCTCAATACATGACTTAAATGTATGATTTCCTAGGAATGTTGATGGGACACCTTTAAGTACTTGGACATCAAATTGAGTTGTAGTTACATTAGATACTGCCAACCATTCATTACTTGCATGGTCTGTAGCACGAGGATATAAGTGCTCAGTACGGTGAGCATCTAGATCACATGTAAATGCTAAGGCATGATCTTTTATGTAAATGTAATCATTTGCTTTCCATATACCATTCTCCTTAGCAGAGATAAAGGTATGTTGATAATTACCACCACCTATAACAGCACCAGGTAATGCACTATAGAATGAATGATCATAAAGATTATTTGAAGCAGCAATATTTACATCAACTGTAATCCAACCACTCTGTCTGTGTAGAGAGTTATTCTTAAATACCTCGAATGTATGAGTGTGGTTACCACCAGCAGTAATGGCACCTGAAGTAGCAGAAGCAAATCTGTGTGTATGGTTACCAGCAACAGTAGATCCTACATTAACAGTGAATGTAGAATTCTTCTTCTCTAATCCTTCAGAAACAGCACTTACATATGCGTGTGTATATTCACCACCACCTCTAACTGTGCCTCTAATGATTGCACCAGTAGCAGCAGATTCAAATTGGTGAGTTGTAGTATTAGAAGAAACTCCTACGTTAACATCAAATGTATTTGTCTGCTTATTAGTGATTGTTAACCAGTCACCAGAAGCAGGGTCTTGTCTTCTAGGATAAGCATGATCACTTGCAAAACTATCTTCCTGACACTGGAATACAATAGACTCATTCATTATCTGAACCTTATCACCATTCTCAAATGGGTGACCGTTGAGTGTCAATGTTAATATACCTGTACCTGGAGCATATGCTGCACTTGATGGAGTAAAGGCATTTTCAGATCTTACAAATTGATGAAGTGTAGTGTTACTTGACTTACCAACATGTACTGTAATTGTCTTAGCAGTAGCAGAAAGGATAGGGATAGACTCATTGTAATATGGGTCATCAGCAGTAGCACCACCGTTACCATTAGCACGAGGATACTTATGCTCACTACCAAAGTTATCTGCCTGACACTTGAATACTAGTGACTCTTCCTCAATATAGACTGCTTCAGATGCAACCTTAAGTCCATTAGTACCAGCAGACACAAATGTGTGTGGTGAAGTTACAGACTGAGGAGCAGAAGATAGGACTTGGACATCAAATGTATCATCAGTGATATTTGTAATATCTAACCATCTATCACTTGCATAGTCAGTAGATCTTGGGTATGTGTGATTGTCAGTAGGATTATCAGCATTAGCAATACCCACTTGGACATCAATTGTAGTTGCTTGTGGATTCAATACTGCAAGTTGCTGCCCAGATGCAGGGTCAGTTGCACGTGGATATGCGTGGTTTGTTGCATTATTATCAGCATCACAAGTAAACGTTACACCACCATTAGCAATGGTAACTGTATTTGAAGTTGTTAAACTATGTGATCCAATTTCCAAGGTCATCACACCTGTGGTTGGATTATAAGTTGTGCCAGAAGCAGCTGTGTATGTGCTACTACCATCATTAACAGCATTGTTAACACCACTTACAAATGCGTGGGTGCCAGTAGATGCAGCACAATTAAATGTTATGGAGTTATCGTCAAACTTAACTCTGTCTCCGATGACCAATCCATGACCAACTACTGTCGATGTTAATATACCAGTTGTAGGATTATATGCAGCATTAGTAATTGTATGCTCTGATCCACCGTTAAAGTTATGATCACCTATAGTCAACACCATATCACCTGTAGTAGGCTCATATGTTGCAGCAGAAACTAGGTAGTTAGCACGAGGTGTCTTACCAACTTGGACGGTAAAATCATTACCAGAAACACCAGAAACTTCTAACCATCTATGTGATGCATAATCAGTTGGTCTAGGATAAGAATGATTAGATGCATTATTATCCATGTCACAGGTCATTACTAGAGAATGATCAGCGATTCTTATATGGTCACCATTTGCAAATGGGTTGTTAGCAACTGTTAGTGTTAATACACCAGTAGCAGCATTATATGCAGCACCAGTTGCTGAGTACTTAGCATGACCTACTGCCTTAATTTCAATAGCATGATCGTATGCTCTATCTCTCTTCGCCTTAAGTCCGTTATTAGCAAATGATTGGAAACTGTGTGTGAATGATCCACCAGATCTGATTGATCCTCTCTTAACAGCACCAACTACTGCTCTCTTAAATGTATGAATAGAAGTGTTGGTAGAAGGAATAGTATCTAATACTTGTACTTGGAATGTATCGTTAGTAACATTCTGAAGTGTCAACCACTTATTACTTGCTGGATCACCATGTCTAGGATAAGCATGCTCAGTTGCATGATCATCTTTACCACATGTGAAGATCAATGAATTGTCTTCAAACATGATCTGCTCACCATTTGTCATTCCATGACCAGCAATAGTAACAGTCATAAGACCAGTACCACCACTGTATGAAATTGCGGTTGGAGTAACTCCGACAGCAGGTTTGAATACGTGAGTTGTAGTGTTAGAAGATGCACCAACGTTAACAGTAATGGTACTATCATCAACAGCAGTTACAGAAACAGCATCTTGATATGCTGGGTCGTCACCAGATGCACCACTCTCTCCATTTGCACGAGGATAGAAGTGATCAGTTTGATAGTTATCTAATCCACAAGTAAAGCAGAATGCTTTATGGTTAATGTATACGCTGTGAGCAGTTGTAATACCGTGGTCAGGACCAACAGTGATTACCATTACACCTGTATTAGGATTGTAATCTACATTCTGAGGATCGAAACTCTTAAACTCAGACTTACCAACAAAGATCTTGTATGTGTTAGCATCGATATACTCGATAGGCTTCCACTTACCGCTAATAGGATCAGAAGATCTAGGATAAGTCTTATCACTGGTACTTCCGTCCATTGTGCAACGCAAGGTTATTGCATTGTCATTAATCTTAACAAGTGATCCTTCATCCAATCCATGAGCATTAGAAGTAATTGTTAAGTAACCTGTTACTCCATCGAATACAGCATTTGTTGGAGTGAAACTATCTTCAGTAGATCTTGGATATGCATGTGTAGATCCATAAGAGTCTTGACTACACTCCATTGTGATTCCACCAGCAGCAATCTGGACGCTCTGACCAACCTTAAGTGGATGAGTACCAACAGTGATTTCCATATCACCTGTAGTAGGCTCGTATGATGCATTAGTTGGTGTGTAACTAACAGCAGCAGTTGTGCCTACGTTAACATCAAAACCATTCTGAGATACATTAGAAATCTGTACCCACTTACCACTGATAGGATCAGTGCCTCTAGGATATGCATGAGTACTGGAATCGTTATCCATGTCACAAGACATATCTAAAGCATAATCATCAATCTTAATGTAATCTCCATTAGAGAATCCATGATTTCCTAATGTCATTGCCAAGACACCTGTGCTTGGTGTGTAGGTAGCACCAGTTGGTGTCCATCTTGTTACACCATCATCAATGATTCTAAGTGAATTATTATATGCAGGATCAGTTGTCCTTGGATATGAATGAGTGGTATTATTACCATCCATTGTGCAAGTAAATGTTATAGCATTCTCAGGAAGTTTGATGCTGTCATTACCTTTCATTAAGGTAGCAACAGTTATACTCTTAGGTCTAGCAGATACAAACGCATGAGTTGTAGTATTTGTAGATGGAATATTGAATAAGACTTGGACATCAAATGTATCCTTAGTGACATTATTAACTGTCATCCACTCATCACTAAATGGGTCAGATGCCCTAGGATATGAGTGATTAGTCTGATCACTATCTTGATCACATGTGAATGTTACGAATCCATCCTCTACCTTAATTCTGCTGCCATTCTTAAGACCGTGGTCAGCAACAGTCAATGTCATAATACCTGTAGAAGGAATATATGCAGCATTGGTTGGTGTTAACTGTGCAGGAGCAACAAACTTATGCTTGTAATTACCACCAGTAGCAACTGTTGCTCTGACAATAGCACCTGTTAGAGCACTCTTAAATGTATGAAGAGTTACGTTAGTTGATGGGATATTCTCAAGTACATGCACATCAAAGGTATCATCAGTGCAATTTGATATAGTTAACCACTTATTGTTTACTGGGTCGGATGTCCTTGGATATGAGTGGTTAGTAGCATTAGCATCCTTTAAGCATGTGAATACAAGTGAATTAGTATTAATCTTAATACTCTCTCCATCCAGGAATCCATGATTAGGTACTGTAAGAGTCATCCAACCTGTTGTTGGATTGTAGTTGGCACCTGTTGGTGTGTATGCTTCAGTTGATGGAATGAATGTATGATTATAAGCACCACCAGATCTTAGAGCATTGGAAACAGCACTCTGGAATACATGGGTTGTTGTATTGGAAATTTGACCATCACCAACATCCAATGTTATAGATCCAGTCTGTCTATGTAATGAATTGTTTTCACAAGATACAAATGTATGATCGTAAACATCATTAACACCAGACTTACCAACATGGACAGTAAAACTAGTATTACTTACATTAGAAATAGGTAACCAATGTCCAAATGTAGGATCTGTCTTTCTAGGATATGTGTGGTTAGTAGCGTTATTGTCTTTAGTGCACTGTAATGTAATAGCATTCTCATCAAACATTACAAAGTCATTTGCCTTCCAAACAGCATTAGATGCCACAGATTGAAGCACATGAGTTGTAGTGTTAGAGATAGCACCTTCACCTTGGAAGTTACCAACGTTAACATCGAATGAATTACTACCAACATTAAATGCTTTTAACCACGTGCCACTAGCAGGGTCAGATGATCTTGGATATGCATGATCTGATGCTTGACTATCTTCATCACAACGGAATGTAAATCCACCATCAGCAAGGAGTAACATATCACCATTCTTAACGCTATGACCATTGAGGTTAATTCTCATGGTACCTGTAGCAGGATAGAATGTAGCACCAGTTGGTGACATTGTGCTATGGTTGCCGAAGCTGTTACTCATAGTAACTACCATAGTACCAGCAGTAGGATTATACTGGACGTTAGTTGGACTATGATCTGTCTTACCTACTTCGTGGATAGGAATATTTGTATCATAGAAGTAATCCTTCTTATGTGTAATACAGTTTGTAGCAGCAGGAGCAACAAAACTATGGATAGTAGTATTTGTTGATGGAATTACATCTAATACTTCAACATCGAAAGTATTCTGTGTAACATCGTGAATCATCATCCACTTACCACTGATAGGATCAGAAGATCTTGGGTATGTGTGGTTGGTTGCATCAGCATCCTTCTTACATGTGAATGTTAGAGAGTTATCAGCAATCTTGATGTAAGAGTATTGAATGAATCCATGATTAGGTACTGTAAATTTAATATGACCTATATTTGGATCATATGAAACGTCTGTAGGTGTGTGAGATGTTGTAGCAGATCTTGGATAAGCATGATTGCTTGATTGTCCATCTTGATCACATCTAAATGTGATTGCATTATCTGCCAATCTAACACTATCACCAGCATGACGTAAACAATCAACAGTAGAAGTTGAGTAAGTATGATCATAAACACCACCACTTACAATCTGTGCTCTAGTAATACAGTTACCTACAGCACTAGAGAATAGGTGAGTTGTTGTATTACTCTGAGGTATATCTGTGTTAACAGTAACATCGAATGTGTCAGCAGTTACATTAGAAATCTTTAACCATGATCCAGAAGCAGGGTCACCAGGACGAGGATAAGCATGAGTAGTCTGATGATCATCCATAGCACATGTTAATAATATGCCATAATCATCAATCTTAATCTGGTCACCATTTTCCATACCATGACCAACAACGGTTACTGTCATAACACCTGTAGTAGGATTATGATTAACATTTGTTGGGGTCATTCCACTATTAGGAACGAAGGTGTGTGCACTTAGATCTGATATAGCACCATCACCAACGTTAAGGGTAATAGTAGTATCTGTTGCAGATTGGATCTGAATATTCTTATTGTAGAATGGATCATCACCAGTAGCACCACCTTGACCATCAGCACGAGGATAAGCATGGGTGCTATTATTAGCATCCAAGAAACATGTGAATACTATAGATTCAGTTGCTAACCTTACACTATGACCAACCTTAAGATTGTGGTTACCAATAGTTGCAACCAGCACACCACTAGAAGGATTAAATGTAGCAGAGCTTATTGTGAATGGAATAGCAGGTGTCTTACCTACATGGACATCAAATGAATCCTTAGATACATTACGGACATCCATCCACTTACCACTCATCTGATCAGATGACCTAGGATAAGCATGTACTGTTGCATGGTTATCCATTGAGCAAGTGAAACTTACTCCACCATCAGCAATCTTAACAAAGTCACCTTCAGCAAAGTTATGGTCTGCAACGGTTACTCTCATCAAACCAGTTTCACCGTTATACTCACCACCAGAAACGCTATGAATGCTAGACTGACGGAAATTAAACTTCCTGTCTGTGGTTAATACTAACTTACCATCACTACCAGTAAATGTAGCACCAATGATGTCATAGTTAACTGTTGGTGTAGTACCTACGTTAACCGTAATAGAATCTGAAGTAACAGCAGTAATTCCTATTGGCTCATTGTGTGTTGGGTCAACAGGTCTTGGATAACTATGCTTAGTCTTGTGATCATCCATGTCACAAGTAAATGTCAATGACTGTTGTGACAGTTTAATATTTGTGCCGACTGCTAGATCGTGTGATCCAATGAATAATTGAAGAGCACCAGTAGTAGAATTAAATGTAGCAGAAGTAGGTGTGAAACCTTTGATTGGAGATGGACCAACATTAACAGTGAATGTACCACCTTCTATATCAGTCTCAACAACTTCTAACCACTCACGAGTAGCAGGATCGGTTGCTCTTGGATAAACATGATCACTATAGTGATTATCCATTGAGCAAGTAAATGTCATGCTATTCTGCATGATCTGAATCTGCTCACCTTTAACAATCTTATGTCCAGGTACTGTTAGTTTTAACCAACCTGTATCAGCAGTATATTCTGCATAGGTAGCAACATGGGTAGAAGCACCAACAAAACGATGCTGACCGATGTTCATTTCTAACTCACCAGTATTCTGATCGTAAGTAGCATTAGAAACATCATACTCAACTTTAGGAGTAGATCCTACATTAACAGTGAAGATATCATTATTGACAACAGACTCAACTAATAACCATTGATCACCAGCAGGGTCTTTCTGTCTAGGATAACCGTGCTTAGATTGATGATTATCTTGTGCACAAGTAAAGATTAAAGATCCATTTTCTATTCTTACTTGATCACCAGTCTTAAATCCATGATCATCAACAGTTAATGTTAATACACCACTATCAGGATCGTATGCTGAATCAGTAGCAGTATGAGTTGTATGATCTGACATTCCATGATTAGGAACTGTCAGAGTCATAATACCTGAATCTGGTTTGTAAGTTGCAGCAGTTGCCTTATGATCAACACTATAAGTCTCTAATACTTCAACAGCAGTATTACCAGCAGGGTCACCAGACCGAGGGTAAGTATGAGTTGTAGCGTTAGCATCTTGGTCGCATGTAAAACTTATAGAATTGGTTGCTAATCTAAGGAATGTACCTTCTGTATGATTATGTGAACCAACATTCATTATTAGATCACCAGTGCTGGAATCATATGCAGCATGGGTGCAGTCATACTTGATAGTAGGAGCAGGACCAACATTAATTGTAAATGTGTTAATTGTAGAAGGCTCACCAGCACAGATAGAAGTACCACCTTGGACACCATATCCAGAGTAATCTGATCCAGTCCATCTTCCAGGATCTGTATCAAGACCTGTATATCCACCACCTTGTGTTTCAGCAGTACCAACAGATACACCGTCAATCCATAATTGGACTTTACCTTTACCAGAACCTTGGTTACCACCAACGTTGATCTGCCATACTAATTCATGGTCACCATCATCAAAGTATGCACCCAAAGTGCTGATCTGTAGATCAAGCATTGCCATTGCAGTTTCAGTATGACCCGCACCACCAGCATATGCATTAGCACCATTACCAGCACGAAGTCTTAAATATGTGCCATTATCTCTAACACCTATCCATGAACCAGCACCAGTACCACCTGATTCCCAGATGACACCATCAATAGGATTGGATGCTAATTTAACAATACAACGGAATACTGCATCCTCAGTACCTACTAAACCAGTGGCACTATCAGTTGTAGAAATCTTATCTTCACCAGCTTTGAATGATCTGGTAATAATATTATTAGATTCACCCTCTATTAATCCATCCTCATCTGAGTTGAATAGTGAAGTTGTAGGTCTTGGGACAGCATCATAGAATCTCTGATCTACAGTCCAACCAGCATTATTACTGATTACCTGACCCTTCATCGCACGAATTGCATATTCCTTCGCTTTGTTAATAATCCAGTTAGTCTCAGCAGCAGCGTTAGTAACATGATCTAAGTTACCTGAGTAGTTTGTATAGAACTCAGATGCATACTGAAGCATATTAGTACCACCATACTTGAGGTTGAATACCATCGCTCTAAGTATGTCAGTAACGTCATGGACGCAGTTAACAGGACCACCAGGAATTGCTAAGTTTGGATATTGCACTAAACCAGCAGCAACTGCTTGCTCTGCAACGTATCTGATGTTTCCATCAATAGCATCACCACACTGAGCAAATAGAAGGTCTTTAGGATTCTGATTGTAACTCTGTACTGGTTTTGATTGTATTGTTTCTGACATATCATAATCTCTACCAAATGCATTACGCATTGTGCAGGTCAAGATATCTCTTAAAATCTTAACTACAGTTATAGATGCTTCCCACTCAGTCTCAATATGCTTAAGTGAATCGTCTTCTGTCTCAACATATAATGCAGCAGCATCCCATACTTTCTCGTTACAATTCATACGCAAGTCATGAACCATAGCTTCGATCATGTCTAAAACATCATCTTCACAATTAACATGACCACCAGGAATGTTTAGAGTCTCATACTTGGAAAGGTCATTCATTATGCTGACACATTCCCTAGCGATGACTGCTCTGTTATTCCAGATCATATTAGCAGCATCAAGATATCTGTCGTTATTTGCTCTTTGAATATTATTAGGATATCCTTCAGAGTCCTTAACGATTGTAGAATCTCTATATGCTGTTTTACTAGTCCACTGAGGGGCATAGTATTCTTCATGTGCCCATGCAGGAGCATTCAATGCATTACCATCATTATCTAATAGTGAAGAAGGAACTTCACCAGGAGACATTAGAAGGTTATTAACTGCCTTCATAGCAAGCATACTAGTATATTCAAATGCATCATTTAATGCACTTAGCTCATGCTCAACATGAATTATATTATCTTGACTGTCAAGATACTTGTCTATAGCAGATTGTACGTTATAGGTACCACCAGTTACTAAGTCAGCAATTACAGCAGGAATGATATATCTCTTAATATCATTCCTACACCCTGACGCTCCAGTACCAGGAATTTCAAGGAAGTCAAAGACTACACTATCAATAGTTGCCTGATACTTATTCTGCACATATCCTTCTACTTCTTCAGCAATATAATCTCTATTCTTCCAAAGTTGGAATCCACCTTCTCTGAATCTCTGATCGTTAGGTGCAATAACCTTAAGAAGATCAGTCATCAAAGTATCAACTTCATCTTGTACTGCCTGTGATGCAGGAGATGAGAAGTTATTAGGTATTCTATATCTTGTAGTATATGTTCCTGTTAGAGTTGTACTAGTTGTAGTTATTATTTCCTTAGTAAGTTTTGCTACTTCATTCCAAACATATAGAGATTGTAGAATCTCTTCTCCAATGAAATCTAACTTACCACTAACTGTTAAATATGTCCTTGCAGTATAGATGGTGTGATAGTTACCACCTTCTCTAAGGTCTTTGATTAGAGCACCAAGGATATAGTCCTTAGTATCTCTGATACATGTATCAGTACCACCATAGCTGTTTTCACCAGGGACATCACCACGAATAGTGAAGTCACTAAATGCTGCCTTCATTCTACCTACAGCTTCTTCAGCAATGTAAGCACCGTTAAGGTCAATGATGTCAGCACAGTCTCTATAGTCCTGACGACCTAGATCAATTTCCTCAGCAATGATTGCTAAGTTAGCATAGTCGATTACTTTAGAAGTTGCAGAAGATGATCTCTGACCACTATACTTAGCATATACTTCTTCAGTAGATAGTATAAATGGTGCTTCCCCATCTAGACCAAATACAATGTTAGCATCAGTAAAGTCTGGATTAGTAGGTGAAGTGAATCCCGTTGTGTAATCACCAACACCCTTCTTAACAATAACGTTATCTACATGTCCTGACCAATGGTTAGCACCGTTAAAGTCTTGACCAACATATAGAGCAGCATATAGGTAATCGTTGTTATCAACATAGTTACCACCAAGTTGAGCACCATTTACATACAACTGAGTAACATTATCCTTTCTGGAGACAGCAATGTGCATCCATGAACCAGTTGTTGTAACTACGTTACCACTGCTAAGAAGTAAAGTTGTGCCATTATAAACCTTAATTGCTTGGACATCTTGGACAATTCTCAATCCCTGAGAAGCACTTAAACGACGGAAGTCAAATAAAGTCTGAAGAGTTGTATTTACAGCAGGACGTATCCAACCTTCAATTGTGAAGTCTCCAGTACCTAATTCGTAATCTGTAGATGCAGGACTACTTAATGATCCATTTGAAGGAATATAGATGGATTTCGATCCACTCAATTCTGCTTTCTTAACAATTACACTTTGAGTGCAATTTGTGTAAGTTAAAGTGGAATTAGTGATATATTCATCAGCAGTGAATGTACCAGTAATAGGTCCAGCGAATAACCACTTAAGACCAGAATTAACTCCAATTGCGGAGAATAGTGCTCCAGAAGACATACCCTTGATTTGGTCACCAGTTATGAATAAACCAGTTGACTTATCCTTATAACCAATCTTAGTTGTCCTGATTGTTTCAGAATCTTGGAATGTGCCGTCTGTAATAGATGCAATTGCATTAACGTTAGCTAAAGTACCTGCTGTCATTGCAGTTGTAGCAATGGATTTCAAGGTATCGATAGAAGATTTAACGTTAGCACAGTTACCAATATTTTGATTATTACCAGATGCATAGTTTGCATCGTATCTATTAGCAGGAGCAACACCACCACTGTAAGTAGTAGGATCATTAAGGTTATAACCAACCCCACTCATATCCTTCCAATACATTAGGTTATTGATTGCACTATGCATCAATGTACCAGCAGTTGTAAAGGCATGGACTGCTTCTGCTTCTTCACCAACAATACCGTTAGTTAGAGGGACACCAGCATCATCGAAGAATTTTTTAGTGAATTCAACTGTATTATAGTTACCACCAGATCCAACATCAGCAGCGATAGAATCAATGAAATAACCAAGGTCTCTTCTGCACTTTTCTTGATGAGGTGAGTATGTACCAACACTTTCAGAAGGAAGGTCAGCTAGACTTGCATTATTCAATGCCTCATCAATAAACTCATGTAGAGTTGTAATTGCTGCCTGAACGTCTGAGCAGTTGTCAACACCATCATTTGCAGCGTTAGATCCAGCAGTACCGTAAGCATCTCCAGGTGAAGGGTCAGCAGTGATTGTAAGGTCTTGATATGCCGTCCAAGAGTCTCCAGAGTTAACAGCACTAACTGTACCTGAATATTGGTTAGCAATTGCTTCTTTCATCCTATCCCTTGCTTTTTCAAAGGCATAACGTGTTTCAGCAGATTGAGCACTTACATAAGTGAATGTTCCGTTAGTATCGAAGAATTGTTGAGTAAACTTACGAGCATATCGGTTTCCACCTGCATAGATGTCTATAGAGATTGCATCGACTAAAAATTCGATATCTCGCTTACATTTGGCATCTGAAGGAATTGAAGAAGAAGGATATTGGGTTTTCATGTCATCAAACGCCATTCCAGCGATTAATGCCTTATTCTTCTGAATCATCCTGTAAGCGTCTTTAAAACGACTCCAGTTGTTAGTAATAACGTCAGATGGGAAATAGTAGTCTGGATAGTCAATTGCAATACTTGCTTCAGCGAAATCGATGATTTCATCCTTATTATTCAGGATATTGCGTTTTCCATCAAGATATCTGTTTGCAGCAATTCCGTGGAAGGTAGATACTGGATTTCCGTAGAATGCCTTCTTATTACGGATAGTCATACCATCAGTAAGCACACCACCAGTCAATTGACTGTAAGTAACCTCAGTAGTCCTAACTTCTTCAAAATTCAAGAAGTCAGCGTTAATTCTATTCTCAGAATCATAAAGTTTGGTTGGAGTAATAGAAGACTTGGAAATATCATCTAGGATGACATTAGGGTTAGTTAGACTAACTAGACGCTCAAATAATAGTCCGAAGAAGGTAGTTCCCTTGTTAATGATTAATTCTTCAACAACTTCATTATTAATAGGATCAGTGTAAGGTGCGATGTATGTAATCTGGCCTGCAATCTTAGATGAGGCAGAATAAATGTACTCATTGAGTCTAAAGTCAAAGATACCAGTTTCAAACCTAGGAGTACCTGAAGTCTTACTTACAACCACTCTATCGGTTATAGCACCTTGTGTATCAACGTTAGTCTCTTCAATATAAGCAGTATCACCATCTAAGTTAGTAAGTGCTTCACCAAACTGGAATATAGTAGGACTGTTAACTAGGGTTACAGTTTCTACTAATGCAGCAAATAATTCACCTCTCTTAATCTGCTCATTGAGATCGAAGGTACCAGTTAAGTTAATAACGTCAATATGATTAGTACCAGAATCAATAACAGTACCAATTGTGTCACTATTTTCTCCCTGAACCTGCTGACCTAATGATGGGAAAATACCATAGTTAGATCCACCACCAGACTGATAAAGTGCAATTCTATAGATTGGTGTTGGGGTAACTGCCATAATTCTATAGTTAACCTTAGAAGGTGGTTTAGGTGGCTCAGCAAATACTAAACTACCACCAACGATCTGATAAGAATCACCAGGAGACTGAATGATACCATTCAGAGTTATCATCAACTGGTCTTGCTTAACGATTATAGTCTCACCTTCTACAGTAACTGGGAATTGTTTCTTAATACCATCAAACTGATCTTGGATACTATCAAGTTTCTTAACGATAGAAGTTAGAATTTCCTCAGAAGAAGTTAGACGCTTCTTACGGAAAAGAACCTCAGTATTGTTGTAGTCGGTATAGATTGGTTGTGCAGCACCAAATGATGTAATCTGGTTTACATTACTATAGTTGTTAATATTAACTTTCTTAGTAAACTCAGTACCAATTCTACGTCCAGATACGTCCTTACCACCAGTCAGTTGTAACTGACCAAACATGTTGAAACCAGCAGGGTGGTTATTTTCTAATACCTGTGTTTTCCACTCTGTAATAGGAATCTCAGACTGGACAACATATGAGAAGTTCTGATAGAAGAAACTATCTTGGATCTTCTGGACAATCTCAGATGGTTTACCAACGTCATCAATAAATCGGCCTGGTGTCTTCGTTAGGGAGCCAATATTCAGCACACCACGAGCAATAGAGAAGTTATCGATAATACCAGATGCTTTAGATATCTCACCTGTTACCTTCTCACCTTCTGCCCAATCACCAGTGTAATCAACGATCTTAAGAATCTTAGGTCCAATCTGCCAACCAGTGTTAGTAGAAACCTTACCTCTTGCAGTAGAAGTCTCAGTAGCAGATCCTTGGAATACTTCCTCTCCTTCAAGGAAACGAGAAGTTTCAATAACAGCAACTGCTTTACCACCAAATACCTCAGTTAGAAGTGTCTGTCTACCAGATCCTTGAGTCAAGAATGTGATATAAGATCCACCTTGTGCAGAAGCTAAAGTAAGACCAAATCTCAATTGATCATTCTCTAGACCAGCTGCCTCACCAGCAATAGCATAGTATGTTTGATTTGCAACCAAACTAGTTAAACCTGCGGTACTTGGTTTTGGTAATATACCTTCTGTCGATCCAATATCATCAGATCTAAATTGGACTTCTGCACCAGTGGTTATACCATGTGGGAAGTTAAACTGTAGATAGTTGAGGTCTAAGTTAACAACGTAGTTAAATTCTGATTTTAGAGTAACCGTTGGTTCGGATGAATATCCAGCACCACTGTTTTTAATGATGATCTCACTAAGACGGTTATTCTTGACAATTGCTTCTGCATCAGCACCTGTTCCACCACCACCTTCGATTACAACAGCAGGAGTAGAAGTATATCCAGAACCTGGGTTAGTTATCTTGATCTGACTTAGTATTGATGTATTGAAGAGTTGTAGGTTAACAGGGAATGTAATCTCTGGTTTTAAGGTATAGTCATGAGAGTAACCGAAACCAAATTCATTATTTTTCAGTCTCTTAATCTTACCAATATTACTACCTGTTAAGAATACAGATGCACCACTACCTTCTGAAGGAATAACAACTGTTACAGATCCACCAGAACCTGCAAGTGTGTTACCTAGGATTCCAGGAATGCCATCAATATCAATAGATGCAATAGTATATCCTTTACCTGGGTCAGCTACAGAAGCACCAGTTATAGTTCCTGATCCAACCTCTGCATCAAACTCAACAGTAATGGTTGCTTTACCACCTTCACCGTCTCCAGCAATTGGTACGTCATAGTATACACCGACAGCGTATTCAGTACCTCCATCATTAACAACAACCTTCTCAACCTGTCTGAAGGATGCAATATCACTAATGATAGGTAACTTCTGATAGAAACCACCTGGAGATACTAGTTTAATAGTATTAATAGGTCCAACTGCTCTTACAGAAGTAGTTGAATAGAATGAATATACATTATCAAATGGGTCAGTACCAACCTCAGCATTTTGTCTCTCAGGCTCTTTAAGTAATTGGAATCTAAACTCAGTATCACTTAGTACTTCAGCTACATTAAATGTACCTTGGAATGGAGTTGTAATAACATCAATGAATGAATTAGGTCCAACTGGAGAAGTATCACCAGTTCTAGATGGGTCAAAGTAGTATGAGATATTAGTTACATCACCCAATACAGAGAATTTAACAAATGGATATGCACTACCACCAAGAGGAATACCTGGTGTGCCAGATCTTGTAATGTTGTTAAATGAGTATTCTAGTTTATACTGGTTGTCTTGAGAGAATGATAGGTAGTAACCTAAGTTAGATGTATCAGATACATCAAAGACATATTGATGATTTCTAGTAAACTCTAAAGTTGGGTGCTTCGCATATATGTTTACATTAGCGATAGCATTAGCATTAAATGCAGGGTCACTTACAGCAGTTGCTCTAATACCATATGTAAATTCTCTAGATCCAATTACCTGATCGATAAAGAATGATCCATTAAATTGATCTCCACTATATCCTTCAGAGTATACAATTTCACCTTCAACAAATCTATGAGGTGAATTAGATGTGCAATATACTAAATTAGTCCTCTGATCAGCAGTCCTTATTATATCCTTCTGAAGACGTGCAGTAACACGAATCTTCTTAACTGATGCAAATCCAGAGATTTCTACACTCTTCTGATCATCTGCTTCAGTTATGTTAACTCCAGATATTGAAATAACATCTTCTGGAATGTATAGCGAACCAGGTTGGATCTCTACAATCTGAACCGTATAGTTGTTACCTAGGTCATATGGAAGAGTCCTAGCATAAGAACTAATTGCTTGTGAGGTGGATTCATGTGTCCATGTAACACCACCATCTGATACAGCACCAGTAGTATGCACAGGAGCAGTTGTACCAGATACACCAGCACCACCAGCACCCACAACATATACATTTAACTTATGCCATACTTTTTGGCCTACAACGTATAACTGACCAGAATCCCACCCAGGCATATCACTATCAAGATACTGTGGCATTGGATATGGATGCTCAGTTAGATCAACAGTAAATTTACCTGCATCATCTATATGAATCCAGTTGATAAGACCATCACTCTGGACACCACTTGTATGAGTTGGTGGAATTGTACCAGTAGTACCTGTGCCTTGTGCTTGATATATCTTCTTGTCATAATACGTCTGGTCACCCTGTGTAACTGATGCACCTGCTTGCCAAGGATTTTCAGGCTCTTCAACATTAAAGTATGTACCAGCAATCTGGTTTACATCTCCAACATCAGTCTTATAAAGATCAGTATCATTAAAGTTACCATATATCTTACCAACCTTATACTTGTTACCTAATCCAGGATTATACAATGAGTCAGCATTAGGGATATCTACGATAGTACCATATGCACTAACAACTTGACCTGATAAAGTATTAGTATACTGTTGAAGTATAGACCCTTTGGTTAACGTAACATCTTGATTAAAAGTAAACTCAAGGACATTATCAATCTTAGAATATAATGCATCACGCATATAGAACTTACTAATCACATCAGCAGTAATCTTAAGTTTCTTACCTAATGGTGATGGTATTGTAGATGTCTTAGTTGCATACTCAGTTGAGGCATTAGTAAATGTATATGTACCAGGATTCTGTGTTGCAATAACCTGAGACATATCCAATATCTGTAAACCACCTGCACCAACAATCCAGTTGGTCAAACTAGCAACAGATAAAACAGTCCAAGTAGTAGTAACCTCAATATCAGAGAATGTGATATTGTTGTATTTTGTTAGACCAGTAAGAGCATATGCATCTCTCTTATCATGTAATCTATCAAACTTAATAAGAGCAGAATCTGAGATAGATGTAGTAATAGGAATCTCAGCAGTTGGGACAACGTATGTTCCGTTATATGGAGCAATATCATCAATTAAAAGATCATCAATCCAACCAATGAATGAAGTTGATGCAACAGGTCCAGAATACTTACCTGCAAGAGTTACATCAGCAACACTCATATCAGATGTAGACTGGAAGTTACATACAAGGTTACCATTGAAGTATACCTCATACTGATACAATCCTAGAGATTCTTCTCTCTTCTGGAATGTAACGTGTACCCAAGAAGCACTAGCAAATAATGTCCAGTTAACGGCAATAGCAGATGATGCAACCTTTACTGAGTTAACATAGATACAAACCTTTTCATAGTCACCACTAGTAGTGTCTCCATCCAATTCTACTTGAATAGAATCACCAGCAACTGGAGTTATATCAAATAATAGTGGTTTATTGTTACCTGCATGATGAGCAGTTGCCATTGACATCCATGCTCTGAAACTCCACTCCTTAGAAGTTAAATTATAACCAGGGAATTTAACAGGGCATGCTCCACTCAACTTAAGTGATCCAAGACCAAACTTCTGAATTGCAGTATCTACACTACTATTTGATGGAGTATGGAATGTTGGAGTTACTAATTCTTGCTTTGTAGTATCTTCATCAATGTCAGCATCGTTATTGAAACGATATGATGCCAACTGATCTGCTTGTCTACGATCTATAGAAATAATACAATCGCCAGAACTGTCTATTGTATGTCCCTTAGCTTGGAAACCAATATTATCAATATCATCGACTTTAGTTTCCTTAATTACATTACCGTCATACTTGAGGTAATGTATTACAGAGTATCTTTGATTCTCTGATTCTTGGACATCACTTACAATAGTATAGTTACCAAAGTTATCTACACTAACACCTGCATGATTGATACCATCAACGTTACCACTTATGCTAAGAGTCTTACTCCATTCCCAAGTACTATTTGCATCAGATAGTGCAAACTTATTAACCTGTATTTTCTCGAATTTCTGAGTAGCACCATTATATACATCCCAAATTAGGATTACATCATCATATTCGTCAATAATGAATTCTGGATTTCTTACATATCCATTAGCAGTTGGTGATTGTCTAATATACTCAATTTCTAAGTTTGCACCGTCATACCAGAATATACCGACAATACAGTCATCATTCTGATCGTTAACACCAACAAAGAAGAATCTATCATCAGATATCCATTTAATCTGATTGATCATCTCCGAATCATTAGCGGAAGCTATCTTTCTCTTCTCTACAAGGTCACCATCTAAGTCACACTGAATGACCCACATATCATTAGGATCAATAGAGTTACTATCTGTATAACCTGCAAGATATATTCTCTTCTCTTGGTCAAGTGCTATACTTGTTATCCAGTCTCTTCTTGAAAGACCTGAGATACCTGCAATTGCTTTCTGCCATCTAAGAATACCATCTGGAGCATTAGCATTATTAAATCCAGAATCATATACACCTAACCATATATCTGGATTATACTGTGAGTTATTAGGATCATATGTTTGACCACAAATATAGATAACATCATTCTCTAGAGATTCATCAATATGCATTTTGATGAATTCTGACTTCTTAGTACCAGAGTTTTGAGGTAATAAGTTTCTCTCCCAAACCTTCTGGCCTAAATCGTCAAACTTAGCAAGAAATGCTGCTTGATCACCATCTGGCTCAAGGATACTACCACAGATATAAGTGTAACGATCAGCAGTAGTCCATTGGTCATGAATAGTAGTAGATCCAGTAGCTTCTTTATATTCGGTTATCCAATAGCGAGTCTTCTTATACTGCTGTGGATGTGACACCCTAATTTGAGGAGGATTGTTAGCATCATATGCATTACCAGAGTTAATGATATTAACCTTATTAATCTGACCAGTACCTTCTAGGACTAGAGCTAACTCAGCATCCTTACCAGAGGCAGTTATCAATTCAAACGTAGGTGGAATATCGTTATTATATCCAGTACCAGCCTGGACTACGTTAATCCTCTCAACACCAGCAACAACCTTAACTCTATAGGTCTTATTAGTGTTATCGATAACAGGACGTGAGTTTACAATAATTTCGTCTTGTTGACGTAATTCATGTCCAGTCTCAGTTACGATTTTACCGTATGGACGGTCACCGATTACCTCTTTCTGATAACCAGTAATCTTTTGACCCTTAACAGAATCAATAATAGCAGATGCACCGAATCCACCAGTATTTTCATTATCGAAGAATACGGTGTCATTTACCTGATAAGAAACACCTGGGTTTTCAATAACGAATCCATCAATCTTAGCATTTTCAAATTGAGTAGTTGTCTCAACTTCAATGTCAACCCTAGACTCTTCTGATACTCTTGGGAAATAATCATAGATTTGTAGAGTTGCCTCTTCAGACATCTGTAGTAATTCTTGCTGCTCATTAGCATCAATCAGACCATCATTGTTAGAGTCTTGTATTTCAAAGATAATAGGATATCCTTCTTTCTCAGTCGTAAGGACATCTGCCTCTTGGTTTGGTTGACGATCAACATCAATATCAACGTCAGTGTATGGATCTCTATAACGAACAACACCATCAGGAATATTTTCTTGTGTTGCTGCCTGATCGAAGTTCCATCCATCTGGAAGTGAGTTGAATTGTGGTCCCATGATATATGGGAATTCAGCAAGACCTGCATCACTAGCATCAATGGTTATAAAGTAAGCATAGACTCCTTCAGGGAAATCAGGTGTCTTACAGAAACGACCATTATAGTTGTCTAGATCACCAGACTGGAAATCATAATAGTAGTCATCAATGAATGTACCAGCAGCATAGGTACCGATAGGAGGACCATCAATTCTAGCAGGGTTAGGATTAGTAGCAGCGTCAAATACAACATTTTCCTTCAATTTAAAGGAAGTACGCATTCTTCTAATGCCACTATTCTGATCAGTTGGATCAATATATCCATAAGGACCATATATTGGGTTACCATCAAATGCCCAACCAATAATAGGTGAGTGCTCAAAGTTAGATGCTACTTCTTGGAAATTCTGGGTAACAGGGTTTAAAAATACGTTATCACCAACAACATATCTTAGTTCTTTAGGATCTGATAAGTGAGCATATTCACCACCGAATTGGTTGTTATATCCAGTAAATACATAACCTCTTGCAAAGTCATACTTGTCACCATTTGATCCCAATTCATATTCTAGGTTTTTATTCCACTGGTATACAGTAGGTGTAAAGTCCGCTAATTGACCCACTGCTTCAAGTCTAACGGTGGTTAAACCTTGGGTATACCCAATTCCCTTATTGGTAATAGTTACACCTAATACACGACCCCTATCTTCTCCAATTGTGCCGATAGTTGCTTTAGCAATAGCACCAAATCCATCACCATTAATAATGACATTAGGAGCAGTTGTATAGGATTCACCAGAGTTAATAATAGCGATAGAAACTATTCTGCCATTAATAACGATTGGTTGTGCTAAGGCATTCTCACCAGAGTTAACTTTGATCTTTGGAAGTGAAGTATATCCACTACCGAAGTTTGTAACACTTACACTAGAAATAGGACCACGGACGTTTGCAGTCGCAGTAGCACCACTACCTCCACCACCTGTAATAGAAACTAGAGGTTGTGTAGTATAATTTTGTCCTGGTTGCTCAACTAGTATTCTTGTTACTCTACCACCAGTAATAACTGCCTGTGCAGTAGCACCACTACCATTACCACCTACAATTGATACTAGAGGAGATTCTGTATATCCAGTACCTTCGGTAACCATATCGAAGGATGTTAGACTACCATTAACAATAACCTCAGCAGTAGCACCTGTTCCACCACCACCTGAAATCTCTACATTAGGTTTAGCACCAGCATCATATCCCTCTCCAATGTTAGTTACACTTATAGATGTTAAAGGACCATACTGGATAAATTCTCTTGATTTGTAAGACCAGATAGAAACACCGTTAACCCAAGCACCAATTGGTGTTCCTGGATCTATTGTCTTTCTTTCGGATATAGTTTGTACTGTCCTAGGGAATCTTAATAGTTTCCTTTGGTTACCTGGAATAAGTGCAGATCCTGTAAATGGACCTATCTTGTAGTTTGGTAGTCCAGATGCTGCAACATAAACATATTGGTCATTAAAGAATGAGTTTTGAATGTTTGTAGTAAACTCACTAACAACACTGTTGATAGAAGTTACATCAGA